GTTAAGTGAGAAAGATATCATAGATACTATGATACTGCAAGCTAAACTACTTGCAGTAGTTAGAAGGGGGCTATCTTGCAAGCCAACGAGAGTTTCAACGGGGACGGCAACCCACCCCGTGAAATTCGAGGGGGTGTAGCAACCTGTATATCTCGTAATCCCAATCTAAATTAATTTTTGGGAAACCGAGCTAGTAGGATTCCCTACTCTATTCTAAAATATATTTTTTAAAAAAATCCAGGGTTTCCCTATATCGTTGATATTGTTAATCTTAACGAAGAAGGATAAAGTAAGCCTTGACTATTGCATATAGTGTATATTATTATATAAATTATAGGTAAAAATAAACGACTTCCTTCTTAAGATAAGATTTTGGATTCTAATTATGCAGACATCACAGGGTTACAGGCCTCAGAAACGGGGTAAAAAGACTACTCAAGGGAGTAGTAAACTAACAAAATACAGTCACAAAGGCTCTAAAAGGCGTTATACTAAGAGATACAGGGGTCAGGGGAAATAGGAGAAAATCATTGTCTAGTTTCAATATTAATGACTATATTAGGAGTAATGAATCATTGGATTACCAGAAGATTTATAGAGATATGGAAGAAATGACGGGCTTCATGGCTCAGACAAGAAGAGAAGATCATTACCACAGAGTCGTCGGACTCTTCGAGAGTCTTAATAATGGCGAAATCTCGCACAATGCGAGCGTAAATGCTGAGATCGATGAAGTACCGTTTTAGAGGGGCCCCTCTTATTTTTCCTAATGTTAAGTGGGTTATGAATAACACTAGGGATACAAGGCTAGAGCTATATGATGGAAGTATACATGGAATACGGTGCGATTGGAATAATTGTATCATTGTTTGTAATGATGATAATGAATCTGATCAAGAGCCAGAGGGTACAAAATGATGATTTAGATGATATGAGAGTGCATATTTCTAAAATTGAAACGACAATGCAAAATGTTGAGGGGATTACAATAAAATTGATCGAAAGATGGAATAAATCAGATGATATTAGTCAAAGACATAGGGAAGATATTGTGAAAGAACTGAACGATGTTACTGATGATCTTGCGTATCTCAAAGGTAGAATAAACGGGAGAAATACTTGATGGAGTTTAAAGATTTAATAGAAGATGTCCTTAAAAGAGAGGGTGGATATGTAAACCATCCGAATGATCCCGGTGGGGAGACTAATTATGGTATAGCCAAGCGTAGTCATCCTGATGAGGATATAAAGAATCTTACCGAAGAAAGGGCAATTGAGATATATAAGAAGAGTTATTGGAACCCTTCTAGGGCTATTTCAGTACCCGGAACCTTAAGATGGACATATTTTGACATGGTAGTTAATATGGGTCAGCGTAGAGCTGTAAAAATTTTACAAGAGGCTTGCAATTCAAAGGGATGTAAGCTGGTGGTAGATGGTCTAATAGGTAGAAATACTATTGCAGCATCAAAAAAGATTGACAATTCTAGATTAAAGGTGTATAGAATATTATACTATACTGATCTAGTAAAGCGTAAACCTAAACTATCTGACTTTATTGTTGGCTGGATAAGAAGAGCAATGGAGACATGATAAGGAGTAGATATGGCGATAGGAAAAGTATTAGTCTCAACTTCTAAGCAAATAATGGATTTATGGAAAGCAGGATTACTAAGAAAAGGTATTGCTCCTGCAGTACAAGATGCTTTAGAAGCCTCAGTTAGAGCAAAGGGGTGGATTCAACTTGCCCCAAAAGAGTTTTTGCAGGAAGTGAATAGATCGCATTCTTTGAATCTAGTCCCCAGTGTCTTACCAAAGATTAAAATTCAAGAAGCTGGCATGGCAGTTAAACAGGCCGCTAGAAACAATCCGAAACCTAAAATTAGATTAGCTAATAAGGCTGAGAGTAAGAGGCAGAAGATGAAAAGATTAGGTTTTAAAGTTAAAAAAGACCCTAAAGTTAGGGAATATTAAGGAGTATAAAATGGCTGATGATAAGAAAAAAACGGCTAAGAAGACTGTTAAAGCAACAGTAAAGAAGACCCCAGTTATAATAAAGAAGACCCCAGTTATAACTAGGGGCACTTATACCCAGCGTGGTAAGGATAAGCCTTAATCGTACTTTGTGCGAATAGAGATAACCTCAGGTAGAGAATACCCAGTTTATACAGTAGAAGAGGCTGATAAGCTGGGTTTGTCTTATAAGCACCCTTTCTTAGCAGAAGAGGGTGAGTATGGTATAACTGAAGAAGGAGAGGTATCTCTCTGTCTTAAGAAGGGTACGCTAAAGACTGGAAGAGTAAAGGTCAAATATCCTTGGGGACTGGCTATTATGACTGATGAGAATGCCTCTGTCAAATCTACGGGGCGTCTAAATAATTATACATTGTCTGGAAAAGAGAATCGTGGAAAATATATAAAGAGTAAATATCATTTCCAGAAGTTAGCATACTATATGGCACAGCCGGGTATGACTAAAGAGAGGGCTATTAGACTGGTATACGGCCCCATAAGACGAAGTAAAAAACATCATATAACAAGAACAATAAGAACAAAGGAGTTTGGAGATATGGTAAAGGAAGAATTAGATCAGATTCTAGATAAGTTTCCTATAGGTAAGATGGATACTGCGAGAGCATTAGCTGCAGTATTAGATAAAGTAATGGATTGGGATGCCGATGAAAAAATGGGCCCAGAGGGTGATCCCAAGATAGCTATATCTGTACTTGATAGACTTATGGATATGAATAGTATGAAGAATAAAAATAAGATAATCACTACTAAACAGATAGAGGCGTCTACTGTTGAGAATACCTTAGCTGATATTCATGAGCAGAAGAAATTGTTTAAAGCAACTCAAACGGAGGAAACTCATGGGGTGGAATCGACGTCAGAAGAAGAAGAAGAAAGTAAGTAGTAGGAAAAAACGTGGAAGCTATAAGCCAAAACGGGCTTCAAAGTCCAAGCACTGATTACGAAGCAGTCTATGCTCTCGCTAAGGAGAAGAAAGAATTTCAGCGAGATATGGGATGGTTTGGTAAATATTGCTTTCCAAAAGCACTTGCTAAGGATACACCACCCTTTCATCGTGATATATATAAAAATCTAAGGAATTCTGAGATGAGTCGTGTTTTGATCGCTGCACCAAGAGGAACAGCTAAGAGCACTGTATGTAGTCTCATCTATCCTATGTATAAAGTGGCTTATAAGAAGCCAGAAGAAGATTTATTTATTGTAATAATATCAGAATCACAGGCTCAGTCCATAAACTTCCTGAGTCGTATTAAGTATCATTTGGAACATAGTGATAATTTTATCGATATATTTGGTGATTTTGGTTCTAGCACTGCTAGAAGATGGACAGGTTCTGACATTATATTAAAGAACGGTGCTCGTGTAATTGCTGTGGGTACTGGTCAAAGGGTTCGTGGTTTCATCGAAGGTGATACGAGACCTAATGTTATTATTGTAGACGATTTCGAATCTGAATTGAATGCACTTACCGCTGAAGCTCGGACAAAGAATAGGAAGTGGATGACAGAAGCCGTAATACCTTCTCTTTCTGATGAAGGGAGAATTGTTATGATTGGTACTGTTATTTCTGAGGATTGTTTCTTATATTGGGCTAAGGATAGCCCTGCTTGGAATGTTCTATGGTATAGCATCTGGGATGATGATGAGAAGAGTATCTGGCCTGAGAGGTTCCCTAAGAAGAGGATTCTTCAGATAAAGAGTGAATTCGAGAGTGTGGGTAATATAAATGGATTCTATCAAGAATACATGAATATTGCTCAATCTCCAGATGACGCTCCATTTAAGCCAGACTATATAAAACTTCATCATTATGACTATGAAATGATAAATAACCAATCATGTTTGGTGAGGAGTATAAGTGATGAGAAGAAAATTATACCCGTTGAACTCTATACGGGAGTTGATCCTGCATCTAGTCTTAGTGCCCGTGCTGACTATTTCGTTATTGCTACCGTTGCTATTGATGCTGATAATAATAAGTACATTGTCGACATTTTTAGGGAAAGACTCGATCCTGCGAAACAACCTCAGAAGATTATTGATATTTTTGAGAGATACCATCCAAAAAGAATGAAGATTGAAACTGTTGCATACCAAGAAGCGTTAAGAAGTGCGACAAGAGCACTCATGTTAGAAAAGAATTTATATATACCCGGTCTAGAGAAGGGTGTGAAGCCTAGGAATAGGAAGAGTGAAAGACTCTTATCCTTGGTTCCATCCCTTGCTAAGGGTGAGTTTCACTTTAGACCACAAGATTTAACTGCTCAACAAGAGTTCTTATCTTATCCAAAAGGTAAGAATGATGATATAATGGATGCTATTTGGACTGCTTTGGAAGGATCGAGGCCATGTAGGATAAAAAAGGATGAATTTGACCCTAAAGAAGAACTTGAAGAAAAACGCAATAAACTACTTGACTGGCTTACTATGTAGGTTGTAATATTAATAGATGGCTTATAATTCAAAATCTGCAAAATCCGGCAAAAAACTCGTCGAAGAGACTCAGCAATTGTGGAAAACATATTCACAAAAGCGGGAAGTATGGGCTAGTCATGCCCAAGAAGATAAGGAATTCAGGCTTGGAAAGCAATGGACATCCGACCAAAAGCGTGTTCTTGAAGAGCGTGGACAGGCTGCTATTGTTGTAAATAGGATACATCCAGCAGTAGAAGCTGCGAAAGCCCTGATTACTGCTAATAAGCCTTCGTTCAGAGTTTCCCCAAGAGAAGATAGTGATAATAGAGTAGCTCAGGCAATTAATGGACTACTTGAATATATATGGTCAATATCAGAAGGTAATGTAGTTCTTAGACGAATTGTAGATGACTATTATGTTACTGGAATGGGATGTGCTTTGGTTTAT